GTTAATTTTGTCAACTAAATAATACTATAGGAGACTAATTATGCCAGAACCAAATCCTCAATCAGGACCAAGTAATAGACAAGGATCGGATCAATCCACTTTTGGAACTCGTTTAGTTGAACGAGCAAAACAAAGTGTAGTTGACTACCTAGACGATACCAATATTGGTAGAGCGTTACGAGCAATAAACCTATTACCTGGTGCAGAACAACCTGATGGTAAATTTACTAGCGGCTCTTGGTATAGCGGGTCATCAACTGATTGGCGTGTTAGATTGTCATTACCTGCAAACATGTCAGACAGTTATTTGCTTAAACCATTAAAAGAAACAGGTAACAGTTTAGTCTTTCCTTATACTCCTACAGTATTTGTTACACACACGGCAAACTATGATCATTTATCTCCTACTCATAGTAATTATCCGTTCAGAATCTACCAGAACAGTCAAATTGACAATATTACTGTTACTGGAACATTTACAGTTGAGAATTCTAGAGAAGCAGAGTATTGGATAGCAATGCAACACTATTTGCGTAGTGTTTCTAAGATGGCGTATGGCGAAAGCGGCAATGCCGGCGCTCCTCCTCCAGTAGTTAAATTTAATGGATATGGTGATTACGTCTTTAATAACGTTCCTGTTGTAGTTAATACATTTAACTATACATTAATGGCAGACGTTGATTACATTAAAGCAGACATTGGGCCTAATGGATCTTGGGTACCAACACAAAGTGAGATTTCAGTAACACTTCTACCTACATACAGTAGAGATAGTGTTAACAAGTTTAGCCTAGATACATTTGTCAACGGTGGTTACTTGTTTGGTAACGATAAAGGATACATGTAATGGCTTCATATAACTCAAGCAGCCCTTGGCATAAAACAAGAATAGTAGATGGTCAATATCTTGACCTGCTTAAAATACGTCCTGTTCCTGCTGAGAATGACGATGTGTCTTATACAATAGAACCACAATATACACACCGTCCTGATTTATTAGCGTTTGACTTATATAACGATCATAAATTATGGTGGGTTTTTGCACAGAGAAATATGAATGTACTAAAAGATCCAATTTATGATTTTGAAGCAGGTATAACAATTTATCTTCCAAAATTTAGTAGAATTAAAGAAGTGTTAGGAACGTAATGTATGCCTTTAAATATACAGAACTTAGCTGATCGTGTAAGATCAACACTTAACACAAGTGTTCAAGAATTTAAAGATGATTTCCAACGTAGCACTGTTGGACAATTACAACAAAGTGCTAATGTTGCTGTGGATGCAGTTAGATCATCTGTTGAAGGTTCTGTAAATGAAATAAGAGGCGCTGTTCAAGACATTCTTAATCCTTTAACAAGAGCAAGGAATTTATTTGGCCTCCAAGGAGATAGTCGAAGTAGTAGTACCGGAACACAAGGCGGCGACAACTCAATTAAATCTTCTCAAAAAAAAGTTTATTCAGGCGGTCCCATAGAGAATCCGCTAAGTGGGTTTGCTTCTTATAACTGTATTTTTACATTAGGCGTTTTAACAAACACAGAACTTGCACATCCGGATTCTACTTATAGAGTTAATGGACCAAGTACTGTTGTTTTAAGAAGCGGCGGAACTGGAAATAATCAAGTTAAGACATCTATAGAGAAACAACTTAATATTACAACAGAATATTATATTGATGATGTAGAAATTGAATCTATTATTGCACCAAGTCAAAAAACAAAACAAACAAACGCAACAAATTTAACTTTCTCAGTGCATGAGCCTTATAGTATGGGAATGTTTTTACAAACACTTTATGAAGCAGCACTTGCTGGAGGACATAAAAATTATTTAGATGCACCATATTTGTTAGATTTAAATTTTGTAGGTTGGGACGATGCCGGAAATATTTTACCAGTTCCTGGAGCACGTCGAATGTTTCCAATGAAATTTACAAACATTACATTTAATGTTACAGCTGGAGGAAGTGTTTATAGTGTAGAAGCTATTCCGTGGAACGAACAAGCACTATCAGACGAAACACAACTAGTAAAAGAAGATTTTGATATTAAAGGCGAAACAGTAGCAGAGCTTTTACAAACAGGTCCAGAGAGTTTAGCAGCATTAATGAACTCTAGAGAAATTGCACTGGAAGGATCAGGAAACAAATCAACTGGCAACCAATACGTTATTATATTTCCTAACAGTAGAACAAGTGCAAGTGGTGAAATAATTTCACCCCCGCCTGCAGAAGAAGGTGCAACTACAGGGTCGGCATCTACAGGTGAACCAGGTTCGGAAAGAGAACTTACACAAGAACGAAAGCAACAAATTTTTGATGCAATTACAGGCATAACTAATGGAGATGTTCCTGCTGACTTTGATGCAGAATTAAGCAAACTTACTGGAACAGTAATACGTAGATCTAATTTAGGTGAAAGTTTTAGAGAATATGCAGAAAGAGCCGAGAATGCTAATGCAATAGGAAGTTCGCAAATTTCAAAATCTTATCTTGACGGCGGTGAACAAGCATTTGGTAGGCCAGCATTTGTTGAAGACTTAGACGATGATCCCGAAGGAACAACAGTATTTAAAAGAGGCAACATAACAATATCAGAAGGCGGCCGCAGAATTAACTTTAAAAAAGGTACTAGGGTACAAGATGTAATTGAAGAAATTGTATTGTTATCACAATACGGTAGAGATTTTGCAACTGAGAATCCTGATGAGAAAGGTAATAAAACTTGGTTTAGAATTGACACAGATGTGTTTAATGTTACAGATAGTGACAATGTAAGTCAAACTGGTTCAGCCCCAAAAATATATGTTTATAGAGTTGTACCATTTGAAGTAAACAGCTCTAAATTAAATTCTCCTACGCAACCAACAAAAGGAATTAGTAATTTACAACGTCAGGCTATGAAAGAATATAATTATATTTACACTGGCAAAAATGACGACATTATTAATTTTAATATCGAATTAAAGTATGCATTCTTTACTGCAATACAAAGTGATTTAGGCCAAAACATTCAAGATACACAGAATTCAGGTGCTAATAGTATAGCAGCACAAAATGCCCAACCTATTTACGGTACTAACAATGGACGTAACGATTCTATTCCTAGTACAGGAACAGGAAGTCAACAACAAGTAACACAAACACGAACCGGTAGTAGCATTGGTGGAACACAAGTTCATCCCGAAACACAAGTTGCTAGAACGTTAAACGATGCTGTTGTAAACAGTAATGTTGACTTAGTAATGGCAGAAATGGATATATGGGGAGATCCTTATTATATTGCAGATAGTGGAATGGGAAATTATCACGCACCGAGCGGCGAAAGTCCAAATATTGATGCTAATGGCGCAATGGATTATCAATATGGAGAAGTTGATGTATTAGTTAATTTTAGAACTCCTATTGATGTAGGCAACGACGGAGAAATGATATTTCCAGAATTAGGCACAAAAGTTGTAGGACAGTTTAGCGGCCTTTATCAAGTTACAATGGTAAGAAATAAAATTAGTCAAAACAAGTTTACACAAATGTTAACAATGCTACGTAGAAGAAATCAAGAAACAGACACTACTGCTGAGCCACAAACACAAAATACAGAAACAGTAGTAGAACAAGGACCGCAGGCTTCTATTACTAATGGTACAAACGGAGCAGCAGGCGTTATTAGTGAGCAGCAAAGAATGCTAAACGAACAAATGGAAGGCTTTGAAGACGAAACTCCAGCAGCAAATAGCACTACTGGTACAGGAGGAACAGCAAATCCTGGAACAAACACAACTCCTACTACGCAACACGGATACGATGAAGTTGGTGTAGTGCCTGGACAAACTCGCAGACCCGGATCAGTTGGTTACGGACAAGGACAAGTTGATCCAAGACTTGCTAGTGCAGCAGGAATAGGTCCTAATAGTGGCAGTCTTGTAGGCGATGACGTAGGAGGAGCATAATGTCAACTGATGCATATTCACAAAATACTGGCGAAGTAAAACGTACAACGTCTGAAGTTGATTCAAATAAACACAATCCCGGACCGTTTATTGCTGTGGTAAAAAATCATCTAGATAGTCAATTTATGGGCAGACTAGAAGTAATGCTTCAAACAAAAAGCGGCAGTGGTAACAGCGAAGACGAACCTGGTAAAACAGTGCCTGTAAGTTATCTAAGTCCTTTTTGGGGTATTACACCTTATAAAGGCGTTACTGAGAATGAAGGTCATCAGTTTAGTCAAAAGAGTTATGGTTTTTGGGGTGTTCCGCCAGACGTTGGCGCAAAAGTACTTGTTATTTTTGCAGAAGGCGGACAAGGCTTTTGGATTGGGTGTATTCAAGAAGACTACACCAATATTCTTACACCTGGTGGTCCTTTTACTAGTACTACTTTTAACACAGAAGATAACACTAAAAAACTTCCAGTTGCTGAACCAAACAAAAAAACTAGTGATGGCACACAACGTAATGTAACAAAAGAATTAAAACCTGTTAATACTGATGCTAAAGCAATATTAGAAACTCAAGGTTTGCTAAATGACGAATTTAGAGGTACAACAACTTCTAGTGCTAGACGCGAATTACCAAGTATGGTTACAGGATTTAGTAGTCCAGGACCAGCAGATAGACGAGAGGGTGCGCCTAAAGTAACTTATGGTGAGAATTTTGCACAATCAGTTGTACCGCAAAACCGCTTAGGCGGCTCTAGTCTAGTATTTGATGACGGCGATGCAACACTTTTAAGAACAAAGCCTGCCGGAGGCCCGGATGGTGCAGCACCTGAATATAAAAATAAAGAAGCAGGCGAAGAAGGCGGAGATCCTACTTTACCGCACAACGAACTTGTACGTCTAAGAACACGTACAGGGCATCAAATTTTAATGCACAATACAGAAGATTTTATCTATATTGCAAACGCTAAAGGAACAACGTGGATTGAATTAACAAGCAACGGCAAAGTAGACATTTATGCAGCAAGTGATGTAAGCATTCATAGTGAAGCAAACATGAATTTTAAAGCCGACGGAAGTATGTATTTTGAAGCAGGTGCAGATATACATATGAAAGCAGGTACAAACATATTTCAAACCACTGGAGCAAATTGGGAAATTAAAGCAGGCGCTGACGGCAAGATAACAACCGCAGCAAACTTAGATTTAAGTTCTGGTGGCGACACAAGATCAAATGCTGCTAATACTCATTGGACAGCAAGTTCGCATACACATACTGGCAACATTGAACAAAATGGCACAGCAGCAACAGCAGCAACAGAAGCGGCTGAAGCAGATCCTAGTAAACGTGTCCCAGAACACGAACCTTGGTTTGGGCACGAACACCTTCATATCGAAGGCGAAGAAGATTATTACGGAAGTGCTACACAAGAAGATGTTGCTGCTACGCCAGATACATTTGCACAAAGCACTACAAGACCTGCAAACTCTACACCTAGCACTCCGCCTCCTGGAACAACACCGGCTGCAACAACAGCAGACCCTGCAACACAGACAGCAGAAGAAGCATCGCAGGGAGTTATACAAACTCCAACATCTACAAGTACAGGTACAGGTCTTGGAGGACTCTTTAGTGGGTTAAGTAATCTAGCGTCTGGAATTAGTAATGCTATTAGTAATCTTACTAATGGAATAACGTTAGGATCTGTAGGAGAATTAACAAGATCTATAGACTTTAATACAATTAGATTCCCAGCAGCACAAACAGTAATTAGAGAAATGGACAGAGTAGCAAGCCCGTCAGAATTAAATAGAGTAATAACTGGCGCTGCAACAGAAATTCAAGGTGTTGCTGGACAAATTGCTCCTCAAGCAGCATCAGCAATGCGCGATTTAAGAACACGTTTAGCAAGGGTAAATACATAAAATGAGTACAGTAGAGAAGAACATATACAAGCAGATTACAGTTCCTAGTAATCAAAAATCACAACCTGTTCCTGAAAGCAGAGCATACAGAGGTATCTCTACAGTAGATCCTGATGCTACAAATGTTGTTCTTTACGATATTGAACTTATTAAACAGGATATTATTAATCATTTCCATATTAGACAAGGTGAGAAATTGTCAGATCCTAAGTTTGGAACAATAATATGGGACGTACTATTTGAACCGCTTACAGATGATCTTAAAGACGCAATAGTACGTAATGTATCTAAAATTATTAACTTTGATCCACGAGTTAATGTAGATCAAATTATAGTTGACAGCTATGAAAGCGGCATCCAAATTGAGTGCGTATTAACATATTTGCCTTACAATATATCAGAATCGATGCGTATGAAGTTTGATGAGAATGCTGGTTTCCTCTCATAAAATAAACTACGCACATAATTAAATCCGCTAAATAGTTTATATGAGAGGAATGAGTAATGTCATCAACAGATAGACAAAATAGATTATTACTTGCTGAAGACTGGAAGCGAGTATACCAAACATTTAGAAACGCTGATTTCAAGAGTTACGACTTTGATAACCTTCGTCGTACAATGGTTAACTATCTGCGTCAAAACTATCCAGAAGACTTTAATGATTACATTGAATCAAGTGAATACCTAGCATTAATTGATCTTATTTCATTCCTTGGACAAAACATTGCATATAGAATTGATTTAAATGCAAGAGAGAATTATTTAGAACTTGCAGAACGTAGAGAAAGTGTACTACGTTTAGCTCGTTTACTATCTTATAATCCTAAACGTAATCAAGCCGCAAATGGATTATTAAAAGTTGCTTCGGTGTCAACTACTGAAGAAATTACCGACTCTAACAATATTAATCTTGAAGGACAAACTATTGTATGGAACGATCCTAGTAACCCCGATTGGTTTGAACAATTTACACGAGTAATGAATGCAGCTCTGCCTGTAAACAATACTTTTGGTAGACCTGTAAAATCTGAAACAATTAGTGGAATACCTACAGAGCAGTATCGTTTAAATTCTACAAACAACGAGGTGCCTGCTTATAGTTTTAGTAAAACAATTGACGGAAGAAGTGCAGTATTTGAAGTAGTATCAAGTGACTTTGGTACAAGCGATATTAGAGAAGAAGCACCATTTCCTGGTAACAACTTTGCCTTACTTTATAGAGATGACGGCAAAGGTGCAGCAAGTTCAAATACAGGTTTCTTCTCACACTTTAGACAAGGTAAATTAGATCAAGGTACGTTTAATGTTACTAATCCAAGCACAAACCAAGTAGTTGCTGTTGACGCAACTAATGTTAACCAAACAGACGTTTGGTTGTATAAACTTGATAGTTTAGGAAATGAATTAGAACAGTGGGCTAAGGTTGACGCTGTTGAAGGCAACAACGTAATTTATAATAGTCTTTCAAGAAACGAACGTAACATTTACAGTGTTCTTACTCGTATTGATGATAGAATTAGTTTAATATTCTCAGACGGTGTATTTGGTAATTTACCACAAGGCAATTTCCGTGTTTATTATCGTACAAGTAAAAATCAACGTCTTGTTGTAACACCAGATGATATGAGAGGTATTGCTATCAAAATACCTTATGTTTCTAAACAAGGTAAAGCAGAAACAATTACAATGACCTACGCATTAGGTTATACTGTTGACAATGGAACAGTTAGTGAAACAAGTGCAAGCATTAAACGTAATGCGCCTGCAACTTATTACACACAGAACAGATTAATTACTGCTGAAGATTATCAAATTGGACCACTTACTGTAAGCCAAGAAATTGTAAAAGCAAAATCTTCAAATAGAATTTCAAGTGGTATTAGTAGATACTTTGATCTTACTGATGCTACTGGCAAATATTCAACAACAAACTTGTTTGGTAAAGACGGTGCATTATATAAAGAGTACTTAAACTTAAAAGCAGGATTTAGTTTTGAAACATTAACAGACGTAGAAGGTGCGTTAGTTAATACAGTTGAACCTATTCTTGCAAATATTAAATTAAGAAACTATTATTACGATTCATTTCCAAAACTTTTAGTTGACGATTTAGGATCATCTTGGGTACAAGTTAGTACAGCAACAAATCAAACAACAGGTTACTTTATAAATCCAAATAATGTTAAAGTAAAAGTAGGAACATTTACAGGAAGTAATAATAAATTTATTAAAGTTAATTCTTTATTAAAATTTGAAGCACCAACAGGATATCATTTCTTAAATGGTAAATTAGAAACTGGTGCACCTGATTACAGAGGCGGCTCAACATATAAATGGACAAAAATTATCACTGTAGTTGACGACGGCACTGAGCTTAATGCAGACGGCAGTGGTCCAATTGTTCTTAATGATGTTATTCCTTCAACTGCTAAACTAGTTGAAATTAGAACAGCACTTCCAAAAGCACTTACAAATGACGTTCAAGCGCAGGTTATTAATCAAATATTTGCTTATCAAACATTTGGTCTACGTTATTCACAAGCACAAGGCGAGTGGAGACTTATTACAGAGAATAACCTAGATGCAGTAAATGATTTCTCAACAGGTAAAACTGGTGATACAACTAATCAACAACTAGACGCAAGTTGGTTATTGTTATTTGAAACCGATGGTGAGAAATATACAATTACATATCGTGCAATGCGTTACGTTTTTGAAAGTGATGCAGAAATACGTTTCTATTATGATAGTAGCGATAAAATTTATAACAACTTAACAGGTAAAATTGTTAAAGATAAAATTTCAGTTTTAAACATTAATACACAACCAGATAGTTCAAACCCATTTAATGTTGATTTTGATTGGGAAGTTGTAGAAGAATACAGAGATGTTGAAGGTTATGTTGATAGTAAAAAAATACAAATTAGTTTCTTTGACGACGACGATGACGGAGTAGTTGATAATCCTGAAATGTTTGACGAGATTATTGATCCTGAAACAAACCTAGCAGACAAACTAGTATTTTTAGAATTAATAACATCAACTGATGGCGTAAATGATTATGTATTTGTAGACAAAGATTCTATTGGAGTACAAGTGTTTACAAATAAAAATTCAGTTGGTGCATTAAGTCAATACGACGACCAAGCATTGTTTTATTATATAGAAGAAGATATTTTTGAAAGATTAACAAAAGCAACTTCTATATTAACAATTGAAACAAAATACAAAGCACAAATTGGTCGTAGTAATTTAAAATTCCAATACATTCATGCAGCAGATCAAGATAATAGAATTGATCCTAGTGCAAGTAATATTATTGACACATATTTGTTAACACGCGAATATGACACACAATTTAGACTTTGGTTAGATGGTTCAAGAAGTAATAAACCGTTGCCACCAAGTAGTGACGAATTGTATATAAATTATAGTTCAGAACTTAACAGCATTAAGTCGTTAAGTGACGAAATAATTTATCATCCAGTTAAGTACAAAGTACTATTTGGTGATAAGGCAAATTCAGAGTTGCAAGCAAAATTTAAAATAGTTAAAAACTCAGACTTAGTTATTAACAACAACGAATTAAAATCTAATGTTATTAGTGCAGTTAATAGATTCTTTGCACTTGATAACTGGGACTTTGGTGATAGATTTTATTTCTCAGAACTAGCAACTTATGTAATGAATGAATTATCTCCAAATATTTCAACATTCATTATTGTTCCAGATCAAGCAGACCAAGCGTTTGGTTCCTTGTTTGAAATAAAAGCAGAATCAGATGAAATTTTTATAAGCGGTGCAGAAGTTACCGACATTGAAATTATTGATGCTGTTACAGCAAGCAGGTTAAAAGCAACCGGTAGTGTAGTAACAGAAACAGCAGTCAGCAATACAGGAATTACAAGTTCTAATACGTAAGTAAGATAGTGTATAGGATAACAAAGAATGGCATTTAACAACGATCAGACAGAACAACCATTACCAGCAGGCGGTAATCAAAAACGTAAAAGTTCTCAGCATCTACCTAAATATTTTAGAACGCAGTTTAACAAAAAGTTTTTAGCTGCGACACTAGATCAATTAATACAACCGGGTGTAGCAGAGAAACTTAACGGATACTTTGGACGTAAAACTGCTAAAGGTTATCAGTCATCTGATTTTTATATTGGTGACGTTAGTACTGACAGAGAAGATTATCAGTTTGAACCTGCGTCTGTTATTAAAGACGAACTTAATAATGTAAATTATTTTGGAACATACAATGACTATATTAATCAAATTAAAAACCTTGACGGTTCCGTTGACGATCACAGCCTTCTTAATAGACAAGAATACTATGCTTGGAATCCGCACATTAACTGGGATAAGTTTGTAAATTTTAGAGAATACTATTGGTTACCAAATGGTCCACAAAGTGTTCCTGTTGCAGGCGAAACAATTAATGTAGAA